AGTGCAAAAAACATCAAGGTCGTTATATTTTTCTTCTTGAAGGACTGGATAATTATGGTATGTGTTATTCAGATCTGGATCGTACAAAAAAGATCCTTGTAAACACTCGTAACCAATACAGTCGTTGTCGACGTGTGAATTTCTGTCAACATCTTGAATTATACATGATTTATTCAATGTATAAGGTTCTCTGCGCAGAAAAATATCTGTTTCAGTCAACACACATCCATCGTTCATTATAAAATCAGAGGAGTGAGTAAACATTTTTGTGTTCGTCATATACTCCTTGTTCACCAACTCCGATTCAGCAATTTGTGCTTGATGAATAAAGTTTGTGTACATAGCTGTATCAGACATAGTCTTTTAGTAATAGTTCGATAATATTTCTGCGATATACTTTTGTTCTATTGAGTTCACCTTTTTTTCGAAATAATCTTGATTTTTACGTGTATCCTTCAATGATTTTTTATTTGGGTTAACATATGTGCTAGTGTTTGAATTATGTGTGAATCTCAAATACATGCGTGGGTCATTATCAATAACGACGTAGTTATACTTTTGTAATGCTGTTTTTTTAACAATAACGTCTTCCATACTTGATAATTCATCATATTTGAGTCGATTGATTCGTTTAGAAAAAAATGTCATGAATCCAGATTTGAGGGTCATTTTGAATGCAAATTTGGTTTTCAGATTGTATTCAAGTCGATTTTGAAACAACAAAAAATCAATTGAATCATTTTCAAGGAATTTAGTCATAAATGTTTCGAGATATGATGGGTGACGATAATCGTCATCATCCCATGTTGTCCATATTGCATTTGGGGGTACAAACTCTAAGGCCATATTTCTCAATTTACCAAGAACCATTGTATCTATGAATAATTCCAAAATATTATCGCTTTCTCTATCTACAACTGGAGTCTTGGATTGATTCAAAATGATGAGATGTTTGTTTTGATAACTCTGTTCGTTGAAATTTCGAACACTTACATTGGCAAAGGTTTTACGATCTTCGTGGTAACCTGTTATCATGACACAATACACTGGGATGCTTGTCACATGGAGACTATTCACAATTGTTTTGTTTTCAAAATCGAAGCCTCGAAAAGATGTCAGTAACAGAATATTAAAAAGAATAATAAATAACAGAATCTTTATTCTCATAGTAATTTAATATGAAAAAACAAAATATTGTTATCATTATTGTTGTTTGTGTTATATTTTTGCTGTTAATGTATGTTATGAATAGCGATGATTGTGTATTCGCTGGATCAAGCTCAACAGAAAACACAAAGAAAACATATTTCAAATTTCAGGAAGATTTTGCAAGGACCAATACGTTAAACACATCGCTCGAGTTGTTCAAAAATGTATTTGCTAAACATGATATTTCTTACAGTTATCAATTCAACAGCGCAAACATAGTTTTTTTTCATTTGATAGTTCATTACATTCCTCTTAAAACTATAGTGCATCGAAATAAAAATATAAAGTTTATCTATTCATTGTTGAGTATAGATAAGTTTGCAAGCAAATCAGAATTAGCATTAATACTTCGTGCTCACTTAAGTGCGAGCGAGTTTGCACGTATAATGCCAAAAACATATTCTCTTCCAACAGATCAGAAGAAACTTGAGCGAGAGTTCGATTCGAACAAGATATATATTTTAAAAAAGAATCTTCAACGCCAAAAAGGGTGCATCATTACAAAAACGAAGTCTGACATACGTGTGGATAACATTCAAAGCAAACAGTTTGTAGTGTGCCAAGAATTATTGCTGGATCCTTTCTGTATCAATGGACATAAAATAAACATTAGACGGTACCTGTTAATCATTGTGAAATCATCTGTGGAAATGTATTTGTACAATGATGGATTTATGTATTATGCTCCACAAAAATATTCAAATACATCGATATCTCCTGATGTACATATAACGACAGGTTATATTGATAGAAGTATATATGAAAAGAATCCATTGACTTACTTGACATTTTTACAAACTCTTGAAACTAGGAAGCGTGATTTGTTGGAGAAGAATACGAATCGAATGTTCATGATGATAAAGAAAGCCTACTACAATACCCTCATGAAGCACGACGGAAATAACAAACATCAAACGAATTTTATGATATGTGGCTGTGATGTCGCCGTCGATAACTCTCTCGAATGCAAACTAATGGAAATTAACAAAGGTCCTGATTTAGGTGGAAAGGATGATACAGATACGCATATAAAAACCATGTTGATAGAGGATACCCTTCATCAAGTGGGAATTTTGATACGGGATAATTTAAGGGATAATTTTGTGAAGATATAGTAAATGAAAATTCAGCGACTACATACTACAGATGATGTCGTTGCATTTAATCCGGAAAAGATACGAAACACGAATGTGTTTATTTTTGTATATTTGGAATCATGTCCGTATTGTGTACAGATGCAACCTGAATGGAACACATTCAAGGAGAATATGAAGAAAAGTAAAAATTTACAAATCGTTGAAATCAACAAAAATATTGTGAATAAAGTCATATTAGCTGATCGAGAATATTTTTCAGAAAAATTAAAAAATGTTCAATTCGTTCCAAATTTGTCATTGTATACAAAAACAAAAAAAACTTTCAATTATATTGGTGACCGTAGTAGTGAAGACCTTGTAAATTTTACAAAGACTGTTTTAACGAAAGCGAAACCGTTAACTCAAAAGGAAAGAGTCCGTAGAACACTGTAAGTTATTTAAAATTAGCAACCATTTTATTTTCATAACGGTGTGATGAACACCCAAAAACAAGAACTCGTCAGACAATACATTAAGGATCAGTCGCAATTCACAGAGGGAAATATCACTGATGAATTATTGGGCGAAGGAAGAGTTCACATTCATATAAATGAACTTACACCTGTTCAGAATGACGATGAAGAGGTTGAAGATTTTAAAAATCAAGTCAGGATGTGGATGAAAATAGACAATGAGGTCAAATTGATAAGCAGTAAAATTAAACTGTTGGATAATGAACGAAAACAACGAAAAAAAATGTTGGAACTTCTTTCAGCAAAAATGTTAAGATTTATGAGTACAAACTCAATTGACGAATTAAATACACGAGAAGGGATTTTGAAATATAAGAAAAGTATGGTTAAATCCAGCATAACACAAAAAGAGCTTATTAACAAGCTTCAGAAGGAATTTGCAAACATTCAGAATGCAGATGAAAAGATTTTGAAGGTGTTTAAAGATAGACAGAAAATCGAAAAAGTTAAACTTCTTCGAAGTTGATCAGTTTATTGAAAGTATATCATTGAAATTCGTCGTCAATTAAATCTTGCAGAAGTTCGTTTTCTCTCGCAAGTAACATACCTGATGTTACTTGTTCTTCATCGTCATCGTCATCGTCATCATCATCGTCATCAGATAAAGGTTCTTCAAGCGAGTATGTATTGTTGATGTATCCCACATAATCTGGGTTATACTCTGGATTCAGAATTGATTTTTTGAACACCGGTTTTCGATAGGGTCTGTAATATTTTATTTTCATGAGAAAGTGCAGGTTAACGTTTCGAAAATTGTACACTTTCTTATCAAACTTTCTTTCGAATCTAAATTTCATTTTTGACAATCTCCCAATTGGATGAAACTCTTTGTAGTTGATTGCATAGAATTCGTTCTTCGATTCTGCGAATCCCTGTACGGTCATATTCAAAACACCTAACCCTGGTGACAAACCATCATAGTAATGACTGCCACGAAGGTGTTGTTCAATTTCATCACAACGAAGAATGATATAGTTTTCTACACCTAAATTCAGCATTCCGGGAGATACAATTGTAAAGTAATTATCTGATTCGTCTTGTCTTTCTAATTTTTTTAATCCAATTGTCAATGTGTAATTTGTAGTCAATGGTAATGTTGAAAACAGAACGGAATTTATTTGATTAAAGAAATCAGTGTATATATTGGTGATAAAGTTGTCATCAAAATTTTCATTCACAAAAATAAAAACCCATTCATTACTGGTTGTGTCATATTCGGATTTCATGTGAATGTCTACCGAGTGGTCTGCTGAATCAAATAAACTATCAGATGAAATTTTCAATACACATTGTTCTCTTGATAAATCTTGTTCGGTATTAATACCAGTTATTTTAACAGAATAGAGTACATAATTAATAGGGAAAGATCCGTTCGTATCATAAGTCGTTTCAGTGACAGAAGAACCTACCCAAGGTTTTGAAATGAACAACTCATCATTGATATATTCCGACACATGATAAAACTCTAATAACCCAATCGAACATTTGTTGAATTCATTCGTGGTAATAAGTGATATGGTGTATGTTTTTCCGTGTTCAAATATGAAAAGATAGAATTCTCTATCTTGTTCGGTATCAAATTCAAATCTTTTTGTAGAGGATGAAGTGAAAGTTGCTTCAAATGTAATTATTATGTTTGACTCTGTGTCCTTAATTTCTAAAAATATGGGAATTGTTTTGTTATCATTTTCGATTTCGATTTCGAAATTGAAAAGAGAGCTTTGAGAACACAAATCATTATCATGTTTGTATTCCAATTTATATTCTATCGGGTTGACATACCAATCTTGAGTTGAAACATAGTATCTCTTAAGCTCTGATTCCAAAAGTATTTTAACTGTAACTTTTTCTGAACTAGTCAGTGTGAATGTATGGACTCCTACAGCGGTACTTTGAAAGAATGTTAAAGAATCAGTGATTTGTGTACTTAAATTTGCACCACCAAACTGGATTTCGATTCCTTTGATTGTACTATCATTGTTTGAATCATAAAACAAAATTACATATCTTCCAAGTTCGGTGATGTTTATTGTGAATACATTATTCACTAAAGTTGGATCAAATTCATGAACAGTGATTGTGAGTGAGTCGGGATCGTGTGAATTCATCTCAGTAGAAACCAAATTTATTTTTGAGCTTGGCAAAGTCGTTTTATACCGATTGGACATGTCTACGTTTCTATTTTTTCCGGGACTAATCATCGACCGAAGACTCAAGCTGTTCTCTGTTGAGTGTGTGTTTAGAGAATTAAATCCAAATATGTCTTTGCATGTTGATTTTGTTGCATTGATGAAAAATGGAACTTTCGAAATGAAACGAACGATTGGATGACTTTGATTATCTCGTGAATGAGAAACTTCAGGATTACTATCGAAATCCATTGAAATTTCAAAGTTAGAATTTGCAATATTTAATCCAGCTTCGTCTTCATAAACTCGTATTTGCTCGACGATCGCGTTTACGAATGCATCTGCAGATGAGTAGTCTTGAGTAGCAAATTTTAAATGTTGCTCAACGTTGTGTTCTTTTGATGAGAATAGATTATACCAACTACCACAATTATACACAAACAAATTGTTTAAACCTTCTTCCATCATGAACATCGTTCGAGGAATTGTTGTGTCCAATATTTCGATTCCATATACGAAAGAAAAAGGTTCCACAAAATCAACTTGAAACTCACCAGGTTCTGGAAACCGTTTGAGGTCGCGTTCTTTGCTGTCGATTAAAACAATAATACTTTCTTTGATACAATTTTCTTTCAAAAAATCAATGTCTTCAACAGACATATCTTTATCGTTATTTGTAGTTTAAATTTAAATAAGAAATTTTCATTTTATGAATAACTGTGACATTTTTTGATGATGTATAGACCATTCTGAATCTTGTTTTTGCAACATTTGTATTCTGTTGTATTCGTTTTGTTTCGATTGATTTGAAACGAGTTCTGCGTAGTATTTTTCTTCATCTGTCATATCAAAGTTTTCGGAAGCTCTATTTTTTACTAAGTCATCGACATTTTTGTAGGTTTGTCTTGGTTTGACTTCGTCTTCGTGAACAAGTTTCGTTGTAGTGTGTGCTTTCTTATAGTCCATATATTGTAATTTTTTTGAGTCGTCGTTTTTTCCAGAATAATCACTAATATGGTCAACACCAAGCTCTACAAATGAGAGTGAATTACATAATAATACAGGGTCAGGGTCAACATATTTCACAATATTATGGGTTGATTTCTGAACACGAACTTCGTCTTCGTTAATGAAATCATTGTATCCTCTGTCAAATACTGGGTCTGGTAATCTGTTCGATTCAAACGTTTGGTTGAATTTGTGAATGAAAGCATCATCTGAGGTTATTTTGATGGATTCATCCGAATTCATTCTACGTGACTCCGTTTTGAGTGAATTGAAATCTTTCTCGTCACCTGCTTTGATATGTTTATAAATTGTTTTGAACGCTTTTGAAATCAATGCAAACAAATACTCTGAACCACCTTTATCTGGATGGTACTGAACGGCTAACTTTTTGAATTTTGATTTCAAATCTTCCATACTAGCATTTTGTGAGAGTCCAAGTAATTTGTATGCATCTTTCAGTTTGGTGTCGCTCATTTATTGTAAAAACATTTAAAATGTTTAAATAGTAGTACGTCGTAATATGGATGCTAGTTATCGAACTCTTGGAGTGAATGAAAACATTAGCGATGAAGCTCTTAGAAAAACGTATCTGCAACTTGCAAAAAGATATCATCCAGATAAGAACCACGGCAAAACAGAAGCATTCAAACGGTTGACTTCATGTTATGAAGAAATAGTGGAACATAGAAAAAAACATGTTCAAATACATTCAGAAACATTTGTATCAGAACAACATATAACACCGAACAAACCAATAGTCAATTTGTTTTTGAACGAAGATGAAATCGTGAATGGATGTAATAAAATGTACATATTCATTGAAAAACATTCATGTTCGGAATGCAAATCCACAGGAATTCACAATCCTACACATAATGTCATTATGTGCAAATACTGTAATGGAGGTATCGATCACAAAGGTTCTGTGTGTGTTGTGTGCGCAGGAGTTTCGAATGTTGTGTTGAATGATATAAAATGCAAGCTATGTGGTGGAATCGGAACTGTTGAAGAAACACTATACAAAAACATCGAACTCAGTTCTTTTATAGAAGATAATACTGTGATATCTCGGACTACACATAAAGTACACATTTATCATCGACTGAAGTTTATTGATAAAATAAAGCAGAAAACTCTTTTCATCACCGTTCCAATTACATTGATAGATGCTTTCATTGGGTTCACGAAAAGAATTCGTGTTGGAGAGAACCATCACATTGTCATTGGAAGTAAGAAGAAAGAGTTGTTTAATTTCGACAAAGTTTATGACCTTATCGATAATGGTTTACATTTTAATATTTCCTTCAATGTTGTGTTTGCAGCTGATGAGCTAACTAAAAAAACATCAAAGGGATTTGAAGCGTTGTATGAAACTTTGTTTACGCGTTCACAAAAATCTTTGAGTGATGATGTTAATGTCATTACATTGTGAACATTCTACGGTTTGTTGTTGCATATCAAATACGAGATGAGAAAACTAAACAGGATAATGATCAGAAATATGATTGTGGTGAATAAAATTATTTTTGTAAAACAAAGAGGGGAATTATTGTATCCACCAGCATCACGAGGTGTCGACATTTTAAGTGAATGGGTTTTATTCTGTGGTGGTGTATTTTCAAATTGTCCATTACTGTTGTTTGTGTACAGAAGGATTGCTTCGTTGGATGACATAGTTTTTTTATTCAACTTTTTGTTCACTTCGTTGTGTATTTTCACAGTCCAATCAAATAAAGAACGTCGGTTTTTTAATTCCGAATTTGTGATTGGATGTTGTTCCACAAGTTGTTTCAGATGGGTAGCACATTCATCACATGGAAGTACTTTATGAAGATGTGTGTAATATGAAAAATAAGCATCCCTATCAAGCTCTGAAGCATTTTCGGGATATCCAAGAGCGATGTAGTGAATCGATTTCCATACATGATGACCCCAAACAAGCGGATTCATGTAATTTTAAATATAATCATATTTTTGTATTAAAGTATGTTTCTCATCAAAATGGGTTATCAATATCATTATTACCCAACATATTACATATATATTTAAGACGATCATACTCTAATTTGAATATGTGATTCAATGGAAATAAAAAAAAATATAACTTGTATCAACTGTGGATTCAATGGTCACACTTCGAAGAATTGCAACTTTCCCATAACGAGTTTTGGTATCATATTGTATAAACGTATTCCTAATTCAGTTCGCTATTTAATGGTTCAAAGGAAAGACAGTCTTTGTTATACAGAACTAATTCGAGGAAAGTATGATTTGAATAATGTTCAATATATCCTCAAATTGTTTTCGAATATGACACATGACGAAAAAATGTCTATCTCACAATCTACGTTTGAAGCGTTATGGGACAAAATGTGGGTGAACAATCGAAATAGCATGAAAAGGGAGTTTTCTCAAAGCAAGATCAAGTTTAACAAGCTGAAAATAGGATATTATATTCGGAAAAGTGAAAAACTTTTGTGCATAAACATTCAATATTTAATGGATAATACCCAATGTTTATCAGAAAGAGAGTGGGAGTTTCCGAAAGGCCGAAGAAAGTTATATGAGACTGATTTGAACTGTGCACTTAGAGAGTTCGAAGAAGAAACTGCAATTAACAGGAATATGATAACGTTAGACGAACAATTTAAACAGTTTGAAGAACTTTTCATTGGTAAGAATAAATTCAGATATAGGAACGTTTTTTATCTTGCATCTTACAATCGTGATAATTTAAATGAGTCCTTTTACAATTCACAGAATTATGACCAAATAAAAGAAATCGGAGATGTCATGTGGTTTGATTACGATGGTGCATGTCAAAAACTTGTGAATAAAGTAGAGAAGCTGGAAATTTTCAGGAGGATACATTATCAAATAATTAAAAAATAAAACTAAATAAATGTCTGAGCATCGTCGGAATAATAACAAGAAGAAATGTTCCACAAATCCAGTAAAAGGTCAACCTCCATGTGCTAGCGATCGTTTTGAAAGTAATAACAAATACGGTGAACCATGTTGTTACAAAAAATCAAAGAACAATCAGAAGCAAAATAAAGAGAACGAAAAAGACGTGGATAACAAAGAAATGAAAAACAAAAAAGAACAGGGAATTGATAAAGGAACAGATGAAAAAGAAAAGAAGAAATGTTCCACAAATCAACACGGTCAACTTCCTTGCGGTAGCGATCGTTTTGAAAAGAAAAACAAATACGATGAACCATGTTGTTACAAAAAATCAAAGAACAATCAGAAGCAAAATAAAGAGAACGAAAAAGACGTGGATAACAAAGAAATGAAAAACAAAAAAGAACAGGGAATTGATAAAGGAACAGATGAAAAA